ACCAGCTTGTTGTATGCCCGTACCTGCTGATTGTAGTTGTTGCGGTACTGTGCGATCTGGTTCTCGGTCAGCGCAAGTTCGGTCATGAGCTGCTTGTAATTTTCGTTTGCCTTGAGTTCCGGGTACTGCTCCGCAACAGCATTTAACGTAACCTGTGCTTCTTCTACCTTGCCCGATGCAGCAGCAGTGCGAGCCTGCGTAATCTTCGTCAGCGTGTCGCTCTCATAGGTCTGATAGGACTTTACTGCGTCCACCAGATTGTAAACGAGATCAACACGGCGTTTCTCTGCTACCTGTACGTCGGCCGCCGCCGAACTGACCTGTTCCTCTGCCGACACCGCGCGGTTATTGGCCGACACGAACGCAGCGGCGATCATAAGTACCAGCGCGGCCACGATAGCCAGCACGATTAAAGCAATTTTCTTCATTTCTGTTCCTCCATGTATTTTCTCATAATTTGAACCGCTATGCGGCAGGCCTCGTCACAGGCGGCGACCATCTTCTCGCGGCCGTGCAGACCGCCGTAGTATTCGATCGTTGCCAGCTCCTCGGCTGTCGTTTCCGGGTCGAGGATGCGGATTGCTTGGTTAATCGTCACAGTTCTACCCCCTCAATCTCCGCGCGGATTTCCAGATCGTGCAGGCACTCGCCCATGTGTCGCTTCTGCTGGCACAGCAGTTCGAGCGAACAGTTCGGCGTAAAGCCAAGCGTTCCCGCTTCGTACTTCGTCACCATCTTGTGTAACTTCTCGTAGCGTTCCTTCAGTTCGCGGTATTCCTTCTGCATACGCTCCTGCCAGCAATCAGGGTTTTCCATGGCTTGCAGTTCCGAGCAAACCTTTTCCGTTTCCTCTGCAAGTCCAGATGCACCGTTCATATACTTTGCCAGCCGCAGGGCAGTAGAGCAAAGCATATAAAATTCGGTCCGCAGTCTTGTACTTCCCCATTTTAAATCACGTTCAGCCTGCCCTTTATCTGCAATCCTGATAGCTGCATCAATCGTCATTTTTAGTCCTCCTCGTCAATTACGATGCCGCCATGAATGATGACGCGTTTATCGTTCAGATCGAAATATACCTCGTTATCGTTCTCGGAAACATCAAACTTGCCGTTCCATTCTTTAATCTTCTCGCCTGTGTTGCTGTACACCGTAACCGTGCGATGCAGCCCGCCATGCATATCACTGCCGATGCTCTTAGCCGCGCGATCGCAGCCAGCGCACCCAGAAAACATCATAGCCATCATAGCTACCAGCAGCGTTAAAATTGTTTTCTTCATCCCTGTGCACCTCCATAATGCTCTACAATATACTGGTTCGCCGTGGTTTCCGGCGCGGTTTTCCATGCAATCAAATCGGTCACATTCAAAAGCAAAATCATGCTGATGAGAATCAAAAGCGCAAACGTCGGCACAGCGAACTCGCTGTCCAGATACGCACCAACAAAAATAACTGCGACCGCAAGAACAGTTGCCAGCGCTCCCAGAACAACAAACGCAGTTGCCTTTGTCGTTCCCTGCGCCACAACCTCCTGCACCAGTGTTTCCGGCGTAACGCCCATCTGTGCGGCGATTTCAGAGATGGTCATTCTTCCACCCTCTCATACGTCTTTGCGAACACATCCGGCTTACAGGGGTAGAACTCGCCGTTTACACCCTTGATGATGTAGTCGCCAGCAGATGCCTGCATAGTTCCCTCAAGAGTTAAAACAAGGAACATTTTCTTGTTCTCACTCCACACGACATTCATTCCACAAAACTTGTCGATTTCCGTCTGGTTCTTGCCTGTCCACCGGACAGCCTCAATAACCACGGGCTTCTTACGGTACTTCATTCCGTTACTCCCTCACATTCCGCCCCGCAAGCCGCATAGCCTGCAAGATCAATCCAACTGTCAGCCTTTCCGCCGCCTGCTGCAATGCGTGCAATCTTGAGCAGCGCCATCATTGCAGCAACGTCCTTTGCCTCTACGCGCACGTTCACGCCCCTTGTGCAGGCTTTATTAAGATACGACTCCCACAGCTCCGCAATCGTCTTAAAGTTATCCTCCGGTGTGCCGTAGTCCGTCTCGCGCTGTCCGCATACGCACTTCTCCGCCGCGTGCAGGATGTCCGCACGGGTCAGCTTGCGCTTTTCGTCCTCTCCGTACTTCTCGACTACCTCGCGGATGTCGGGGGTATCGTCAATCACTTCAAAGTCGAGTAAGTGCGCCACCTCCTTCGGATTTTCATTCACGTATTCTTTGCAGCATTTCGTACCTTTCTTGCGATATAACACACAATCAAAGCAATACCGCCGTTTTTGGCAATGCTCACCGACCACCGACTCAATGCTGCCGTACACCTTGCCGTCTTTCTTAAACACCATTGTCTGCGCCTCCTTCCTTTCTCTCGCCGTAGCTGCAAAAGTCGTCCAGCCAAAAATTCAAGCTGTATTGTGCTCCGCCCTCATGGTCAGTCGAAACGGCTTCGTTTTCACATTCCATGCGCTTGTGGTTAAAATGCTTGCAATCGCGACAATGCACCACCGGCTCCCAATCCTTGAGGTTCTCCGCCTGTTGTGCCACCCATTCCTGCGACACTTCTGCATTGTGCTCTGCTGTACGTAGCAGTTCGATTAACTCCTTTTTCGTCATGTGGAGTAAGGTGCTGTCTGCCAACGGTTTATACATTGCTTTCGCCTCCGTCCTTTATTACACCGTAACTGCAAAAATCGTTGGGATTGCGAGGCAGCAATCCGCAAACCGCGCACACCGTCCCATACAGGTGTGTGCAATCCTTGCACCGCACCACTGGAACAACGTCGGCGGCAGGCGCTTTCAGAACAGTTGCAACGCAATCGTCATATCCGCGCCGGTACATAGGTGAGGCGTTGTATGATTCCATTGCTCTAAGTTGTGCAAGTAATACTTCTCTCGCAATGTATTCAGCCATTGTCTGCACCTCCGTCCATCTTCGCGCCGCAGTTGGGGCAGTATGGCTTGCTGTACTCTTTCGAGAAATTCCGGCAACGAGTGCACTGCTCCTCATAGTTTCCCGTTTCCCGATTGAACCGTCCTATGCTCCACCGCCCATGCACCACCGGCGCAAATTGTTCTAACTGTTCGTAAGGACAAGCGCCAAGATTACAATAAGTACCCGTTTTGACACATATGCCTCCATGCCTTTCATTCTTGCAAAACTCACTCATCCCTCATCGCCCTTTCTACAAGCTCCTGAAGTAGCTCCATCGTGCTGTACTCGCTCAAATCCGGCTTTTCGTCTTTCGGCTCGTCTATCAGATCTTCAGAAACCCACATAGCCGGACGCACCGCATACGAGTTCGAGCAGACGTAGCTGAGACAATCGCCATCGGAGTACAACACGAGCAGTGCACGCGCTGCGCCGCTGCGCCCCGGTGCGCCATCGCCAGTTGCCAGCCAATAGCTTCTCTCGCAATCTGGAATATAGCGTGAATACTTGCGCCATTCGTCAAACGTCAGAGGTGCTGCTGTGCAAGTAACAACCCCATAATTAGCGCGTCCATCCATGGTCAGCAAGTCAATTTCTCTATAAAAAATCAGTTCCTTGTTCAAACCAGATGCAAATTCGCAATACCACCGCTTTACCTCATTGCGCAGCTTACTTTTGGTATAGTCGTTGCCGTCCGTGCTGAATGGCGTGCTTCCAAACGGCTCTTTTAACAGCACAAACAGTTTGTCTTTGCCGTCCTTTGCCGTGCCTTTCTCTACGTCCAGTACCGCAAATTCCGTCCCTTTGATGGTGATAATATCACCCGGCTTACACTTACCCATTTACATCTCCTCCAATTCTCTCAGCTCCCGCAGCCCCATGTTGGACTTGCGCCGCAGCTCATCAACCGTCATTGCTTTCCTCCGGCATATCATCCATCTTAATGCGTTCCTTCGCCATTTCGATTGCAAGGCGGTATACCTTGGCGTGTGTGTTATCTCCGTGCGTTTTCTGTACTGCGGCGGCAAACTCGTCCAAATCTCCGAAGAAGCAACCTACAATTACTTTGATTTTTTTATCCCGGCAGGCGAAGAAAGTTGCCGTGTCATCGCGCGAACCAACATTGGAAATCCAGAAAATCGCACCGCACTTGTAAACCCGTGCGTCGCCGTCAACCCGTGCGTCGCCGTAAACCCGTGCGTCGCCGTAAACCCGTGCGTTGCCGCAAACCCATGCGTTGCCGGAAAGCCGTGCGTTGCCGTAAACCCGTGCGTTGCCGTAAACCCATGCGTTGCCGTAAACCCATGCGTTGCCGTCAACCCGTGCGATGCCGTAAACCCATGCGTTGCCGTAAACACATGCGTCGCCGTAAACACATGCGTCGCCGTCAACCCGTGCGTTGTCGAAAACCCATGCGTCGCCGTAAACCCATGCGTTGCCGGAAACCCGTGCGTCGCCGTAAACCCGTGCGTTGCCGGAAACCCGTGCGTTGCCGGAAACCCGTGCGTCGCCGTAAACCCGTGCGTTGCCGTAAACCCGTGCGTTGCCGAAAACCCATGCGTTGCCGTCAACCCGTGCGATGCCGTAAACCCGTGCGTTGCCGGAAACCCATGCGATGCCGTAAACCCGTGCGTTGCCGGAAACCCATGCGTCGCCGTAAACACATGCGTTGCCGTAAACCTGTGCGTTGCCGGAAACCTGTGCGTTGCCGTAAACCTGTGCGTTGCCGTAAACCCATGCGTTGCCGGAAGCATCAAGGTTTTCCTCTTTTTCAATCCATCCGCCCAGTTCCCCAGCTCCGACTTCCCCGAACGAAATCAACGCCCGAATGCGATGCAGGGTATTCCCTAAAATCGCTTTGGTTTCTCCGGTAAATTCAAACTTTTTATTCATTGTTTTCCTCCCATTCTCCGCAACCGCTTTCCGCGTCCATAAAATCCGCCCGGTGCTCGCTGTCGCCGTTGCAGCACACACCGCAGAACGGTTCGTACCACTTGCAGGTCTTCATACCACACCTTCCATCCTGATCTGCACCGTTTCCGGTTCTTTCAGCATTTCATCTTTGGCAAGCCGGTAAAACTGCTTATCCAGTTCAAACCCATAGCTGTTTCTTCCCAGTTCCCGCGCCGCTCTCAGCGTCGAACCGCTCCCGGCGCAAGGGTCAATTACCGTGTCGCCCGGGTCGGTGAAAATCTCAATCAACTTTTTCAGAGCCTTCACCGGCTTCTGTGTCGGGTGCAGCTTGGGAATCTCTCTGCCGTCCCGCTCCCAGGCGATATGGTCAAACACCATCTTTCCGCTTCCGCGAATGACCTTGCCGTTCTCGTCGTACTGCCTGCCGTTGTTAAACTTCGGCAGCTTGTCGCGGTACAGTACGACCGCAAATTCGGTTGCGCCTACAATGCGCATATTGGCTTTAAGCACCTGCGCCGAGTAGTTTTTCGTAAAAAACAGCGGGTAGCTGTTCTTGAACCCGTACCGCTTTCCGTACTCCATCACTGTCTGCATCTGGTCGAACGCGCAAAATACAATCATCGCCGGTGCAGCGTTGCGTTCCTTTGGCTCTTTCTTCAAAAGCCGGTTGCAGAAGTGCATATACTCCGCAATCTTGAAATAGCCATCCGTCCGAAAGAAACTGCTTTTTGCCTTCTTGCTCTCGCCGTTCTTGTTGTCTCCGCCGACATACCACATCGGGTTGCTACCGTAAGCGTCCGCGCCGATGTTATATGGAATATCCGCAATGACAAGCTGCGCTTTCGGGATGCCATACCGCTTATAATTCTGGAAATTATCGCAGAACAATTCACATTTAACCTGTTTCATCCGTTTCGTCCCTCTCCCAAATCTCAACCACAATCCTCGGATTTTTCGCATCCACCTCAAAGTGATCTTCAAACCCTCGGATATTTTTCCATCCGTCGTTCGACAGATACCGCGCTTTCACCAGCGCGTCCTGAATAACCTTGCGCCCAAACGCGCAGATATTGTCCTTGTCCCGCCGCCGGTCCTTCTCATACCAGTGATAAACCATGTACACCGGCTCCTGAATTTCCGCGCCGCCCATCTGCCGCGCTGCATTCATCACAACGGCCTCGCACTGCTTTTTCAGCCGTGCCCCCTCCTGCCGGTTCCGCCTTTCCGCCTCGATCAACTCGTTCAGTCCAGGCAGCGTGCCCTTGATCGTAAACTTATAATTCACCCGCTCGCCTCATTTCCCTGATCTTGTACGTTACCGCAGTCAAACTCCTGCCGAGTCTCCACGCGACTTTCACCGGCTCGAACCGCCCAGACCATGCGCAGCTCTTCGCAGCGGCTTTCGTGCAGTCCCAGCAGAGAGTATCTTTCTTTCTACCTCTCATAACCTTCCTCTCTCATTTTCCGTCTGATTTCTTCCTTCTGCGCAAGCCATGCCTGTTCCCAGTCCGGCGTTTTCTCCGGTTCCGTCTTTGCTTCCGCCTGCTTTGGCGCGTCCTTGATGCGATCCCAGATAATGCCCTTCCAGTTGTTCGCCATGCTCAGCCGGATAACCTCAGCAACCGCCGCCGCTCCGTGGCGCTTTACTCGGTTTTCTATCTCTGTCAGCAGGCTTTTCAGTCCGACAGCCTTGTACGCCTCGTGCCGCTCCTGCTTGTAGGTGATCCAGTCGCGCACCGCAGAAAGCACAGGCTCAGAAAACCGCTCTGCAAGGTCAGGCTCTTTCGGCTTTGGACTCTGCGTCTTTTTCGGCATCTCCGGTTTCGACGGCTGCTTTGCAGGCGCTTCCTCCCGTTCGCCGCCCTGATACTCGTCATACCGGCATACCGTGATTATCGTGTAATGCCGGTTGCTTTCCACCGTGATTTCTCCGGTTTTCTTGAGCTTCCCGAGTGCCGTGCGCACCTGCTTTAACGTTAGCCCGCTCTCGTCTGCAATCCCCTGCAAGCTCGTCACAAACGCGCCTCGGGGAATCTCGCTCCCCATGAACTGGCTTTCCTTGTAGTTTGCCCTCAGCAGGATATGCAGCCACAGTTTGCAGGTGGGGAGGTCTTTGTACCACCCCCACTCTGTGAGCTGTCGGTAAATCTGTATATGCCCGTTCGTCAGCATCCCCTGTCACCTCTCAAAACGGAACGTCGCCCTGGTCGCTCTCGTCCGACATGATAAAGTCACTCTCGTCCGACGCGATGAAGTCGCTTTCCTCTTCCTTCGGCTTGCCCTCGCTCTTGCCGCCGCAGAAGTCAATGCTTTCGCACTGCACCTCCCACGAGCGGCGTTTGTTGCCGTTCTTATCCTCCCAGTCGCGGCTTTCGAGCCTGCCGGAAACAATGCACATGTCGCCCTTGTGGAACCACGTATGCGCGTGCTCTGCCAGCCTACTCCACAGAACCACGTCAATGAAGTCACTCGGGTACTTTCCGCCCGCGTCCTTGCGGCTTCTCTGCACCGCCAGCGTGCCGCCTGCAACCGCCGTGTTGCTCTGCGTGTATCGCAGCTCAAAATCCTTGGTGAGCCGCCCCTGTAAGATGATCTTATTCAGCATTTCGTCCTGTCTCCTTTGTGTATTTCTGCTTTTCCTCGCTCCACAGCGGATACATACTTTCGAGGTACTCCCGCATTTCTTCCTTGATTTCCTTGCCGTCACCCTGGTCCATTTCCCGATGACACTCCGGGCACAGCATGACTAAATTCGTCGGAATCCCCATGCCGCCGCGTGCTCTCGATACAAAATGGCACGCTTGCAGTACGCCGCCCTTCCCGCAGTGGCGGCAAACGCCGCCGTCCCGGTCGTAACACTCTTTCCAGACACTTGGCGACACGCCCGTAAACTTCGTCTGCCGCCTCATACCGTTTTCTCCTCCGATGTTGCAAATCTCCAAGTATAACCGGCGTATTTCGTTCGCTTTCTGTTGCAGCATTGGCTTACATTCGATGTCGTAAATCCATCGCGTTTGCAATCGTTTAATGCCCTATAAAACCGTGTTTCTCCGGTCTGTATATTCACGCCAATAACAGATTTGCCCATGCAGGTATCAAGCGTTTCTTTCAAGTGTCTTTTCCACTCGTCCGTTCGCTTGAACCTCCCTCTATCGAACGAATAACGATAGTTTTCGTATTCCGTGACCCATTCAAGGTTCTCCGCCGCGTTGTTGTGCGGATTAAAGTCCTTATGGTTCACAATGTTTTTCCCTTCATCTTTCGGGATAAAAGCATCTGCTACAAGTCGATGCACAAAACAGCGTTGCGCAATTCCGTTGATGCGAATTGAAACGCGCAAGTACCCCATGCTGTTCTCGCTCGGCTTTAAGATGTGTTCTTTCGTGCCTGTTCTTCTCCCTTTTCGGTCGGAATATTTGTAAACCGACTTCACTCTGCCCTCGTTGCTGACCCAGTACATGCAGTTAGTGCCCGGTATGACTTTCCACTTTTCCATCTGCCCACCTCTCTACAATCGCAGCAATTTCGTTTTCCGGGAGTGTTTCCACTCCAACATTCTTGCAATCCTGCATACAGTTATCAATCAGCACAGACATTTGTCTTGTGCTGAAATCGCTTGAACCGTAATACGCGAGAACCGTTGTGCACTCCGGTATAGTCGATTTTTTTGTTTCTATGAACCTGCCTAAATGCCCACTCGTCCACCGCCGGCTAAAACTTCCGACCGTTTTGCTCATCATGCAGATTGTTTCGTAATTTCCGATATCTTTGATGTGACGCCTGTATATCGTTTCGGGAGGTTCATTCAATGCAGCCGATAACTTGTTGCACATTTTCCAATACAGCGCATTCGCGTCAACGCTCCGCTTGTCATACTTGCGCTTTACCTCTGCACAGTATAACTTGCCCTCCTTCATCTGCTCGCACTCTACGCGCGCCATAGGCGCGTTCTTGACGTGCAGGCAAAGCCAGTTGCCGCTCTCGTCGCGCACGACGCGCGCCCTGTCGAACTCATGCGTCATCGTTCACCATCTCCATCACTTTCTGATGGTCTTTTTCTCCCATCTTCTTGTTCAGTTCTACCATCAGCACGCCGTAATCGTTCATTTTCAGTTCCGGCAGTTTCTCGAGCGGAAAGCCGATGATTTCCTCGAACTGCTTTTTGGTTTTCGCACCGAGCGCCTTTGCAATTTTCTTGATTACATCTGCTTCGTTATCTCCGATTGTGTCCTCCGGCGGCTTTTGCAGAGACAGCTCCCGCTCGATCTTTTGCAGTGCGAAATGGTATTCGTCATAAGTCACCTCTGACGTGGTGCGGCATCCGGTCAGCCTCATAAGATGTTCCTGCGCCTTGTCATTTCCGTATACCTGTTGCAGCCGTCGTGCAAACGCCTGACAGTCACGCTTAATCAGCTTGTCCGTTCCTGCACGTTCCGCCTCGCCGGAATACTTCGTCTGATCTTCCCGCACGCTGTCGTCGTTCCAGTATACGTCTGCGCCGACGCCGAGCATCTTAGCGGCGACCGAAATTGCATCCGTAAGCGCCATCTTCCAGCATTCGTCCGAGACTTGCGGGCCGTTTCTGGTCTGTGAAACGAACTGGCTGCCGCCTGTCCCCGGGATAGCGGCCGACCATTCGCCGCCCATCTTGACAAACAGATTGATATTGCAGAACGCACACACAACGCCGTCGTGCGTTTCGAGCCACTGCTTTACAATTTCGGGCCTCCAGCCAATGCCACACGGTCCGAATTGCTCTGTCAGTGCCTTAATGCGCCACATCGGGTTGATGTCGGTAAAACCTTTCAGTTTTCCGGCTTGAATCTCTTTTTTTGCTGTTTGTGGTACTGTGCGCAGCGCGTTATATAGCGCCAGATTGTCATTCATTCTTCGTCCTCCTGTTCATATTCCCAAACTGCCGTTCTCACATCTTCGAGAAAGTTCTTGATCTCATCCGGGAACAGCCCCTCGTACTCCTCGAGGAACGCCCCCATGCTGATTTCCGCCTCTCTCATGTCGTACAGCCGGTTAATGCGCTCCTGATCGTCTCTCTCCGGCGGCTCGAGCGGCGGCTCAATGTTCAGCATCCTGCAACCCCTCCAGAACCTCCATGATTTCCTCTGTGGTGTATTTCTCGTCGGCATCTCCCCACCACACATCACCCACCATGCAGTAACTCCTGCTGCTTACAATTTTGTCTCCGTCCCACTCGTAGATGTAAACTGCGCAGGCATAACCTTTGCCGCAGGGCGGCTTGAATTCAATGCACGCTCCCTCGTGATTGCTGCTAAACACCAGATCAAGCAGCTTGTGCGCCGTCTCTCTGTCCATTGCTTTTTCCTCCAATTCGTGATATACTTGCCTTGAAACATTTATCTTTGCCGCCGAAACGGGATTGCGCTCCCGCTCGGCGGTTTTTTATTTGACTTCTGTTACCTTTCCACCGGACAGCGTGTAGAACGCATCTTCCTTGATGGTTTCGCCGTCCACCTTCACAGCCTGCACACCCAGAACGTGATTTTTATTGTCTCGCTCTGTAAGCACAAGCCAGCATCCACGCTTGCCGCTCGCCTTGCTTCCGTTCCCGGTAACGATAGCAATGCTTTCCTTCCCTTCGACAGTCGCTGCGCTACAGTCGCCGGTGTTCGTCGCTGCGCTACGGTTGCCGGTGTTCGTCGCTGCGCTACAGTCGCCGGTGTTCGTCGCTGCGCTACTGTGGCCGGTGTTCGTCGCTGCGCTACTGTTGCCGGTGTTCGTCGCTGCGCTACTGTAGCCGGTGTTCGTCGCTGCGCTACTGTAGCCGGTGTTCGTCGCTGCGCTACGGTTGCCGGTGTTCGTCGCTGCGCTACGGTTGCCGGTGTTCGTCGCTGCGCTACAGTTGCCGGTGTTCGTGGCTTTCGCATTCTCGAAATCAGCTTTTTCGAGGATAAACTTCACGCCAGCCTTAACCAGTCCGGAAAGCCCGATTTCCGCGCCGATTTTGATTTTCTTTCCGACGCGCTTACTGTCGTCGCGCGTCTGCTCGTTTGCGTCGAGCTCGACCTCGCAGAACCGGCTATCTGCCGGATTGTAATACCGCAGCACATCGAGCGGAAACTCACAGGCGTGAAAGCCCTCCTCGCAGATTTCCGCCCGCTCGGTTTCGTACTCCTTGCCGATTTCGTACTGAAAGTCCTCGCAGCGCAAGTCCTTGTCGAATCCCTTGTAGCATTTCATCACTTGACCTCCTCCCACTTGAACCGTCCCTTCGAACTGTTCCTCCACTGTCCGATACCGCGCAGTGCGCCGTAGTCCAGCCACTCGCGCACTGCTTTTTCGTGTGCATCGTCCAAGCAGAGGATCGTCATTTCGCACGTCGTTCCCGCCGGGCATTCCTCGCTGCTGCTGAGTGCCGTCCGTTCGCCCTGCGCGGTCTGCGCACGCAGCGAACGCTGACAGATCGTGATTTCGCCCGGGGTATCGAGCCGAATGCGGCGCGGCTCAACGAAGATCAGGCCGTCGATAACCTTCTTGTACGCCGTCAGCTTGCCCGACTCGTTTACCGCCTTGCGCTTTTTGCCGGTTTCGGGGTCCTTGCCGCTGAGACGTGCCAGCATACCGCAAGCGTCCTTGAAGAACCCCTTGATCTGGTAATCCCAGAGAAAAGGCGTGCCGTCCTCGTCCTTGGGGAACACGGTCGTGCCGCGCTCGATGATTGCGTCCTCACCGAGTGCCGCGACTTCCTCCGGCAGTGTTGCCGCGTCCGGGCTCTTCGAGCCGATGAACCGGCTGTAGATTTCCGGGTCTGCGGTTGCCGTGCCGAGAATGCCCTCGGTGAATGTCACGTGAATTTTCAGCTTTTTCATGATTTTTTTGTCCTCCTGTTTCGTTCCTCAAGCTTTGCCCTCGCATAGCTTTGTAATGCTATGCCTTGCCGTTGCAGCGCACTGCGTTGCTATGCCCTCGCTCTGCTTCGCTATGCCCTCGCTCTGCTTCGCCATGCTTTGCCGTTGCTGTGCGCATCTGCGCTGTGCCATGCCCTTGCTATGCTCTGCTCTGCCGTTGCCTTGCAATGCTACGCCCTCGCCTTGCAGCGCTTTGCCTCTGCACATCCAAGCTATGCCCTGCTTTGCCCTTGCCGTGCAGGCAGTACGCCGATTTTCTTAGCGCTTGCGTTCGGCTTTCTGCCGATCTTCTTCGAGTAAAGCGCCTCGCCGATCGTGCGTTTCTGCATCTCGCGGATTACGTTCCGCCGCCTGATGCCGTCGGTCATCGGCGTGTGTTCATCGGCAGTCGAGCCATGCGCTGAATGCGCTTGTGCAGCTCGTCCTTGAGAACGCGGTGGTAAAAGCCCCACCCGAACAGCAGCACGAGCTGCGTGAAGATGCAGGCGAGTACGCCGAAAAGTACGGGGTTGATAGTCATGGTTTTTTCCTCCTGTCGTGTGTGTGCGTCCTACTCTCTCGAACGTTAGTGAGAGAGAGTAGTTATTGCTGTATTGCTTTATTGCCTTCTTCTTCTGTTGCCCTTTGTCTGCCCTCGGACTGCCCTCGGTCTGCCCTTTGTTTGCCCTCGGACTGCCCTCGGTTTGCCCTCAGACGTTCCCGACGCGCCGCTTTGCAATGTCGCTTGCAACGTCGCCGATGTAGTAAACTACCCGTCTTTCACCGAGAACCCTCGGTGCACGAATAACCTTCTTTGCAGCGTCTCTGTCCGTCAAACCGTACACTTTCATGCACTGTTCGAGCGTTAGCAGCACTGCGCCGCCGTACATCTGTATCAGGTCGTTTTTCACTTCCTGCCGCAGTTCCTTGTAGCTCCGTTCCTCCATGTTCTGCCCCCTTTCGGTTTGCCCTTGGACTGCCCTTCGTGTGCCATTTGTTTGCCCTTGCGCGGCATTTCAACGCCTGTCTACGCTTTGCAATTCCGTTGCGTGTCTACGCTGTGCTTTGCCATTGCTCTGCCCTGCCCAGCTATGCCCTTGCAGTGTCCTGCTTCGCGTTGCCTTTGCCACGCCTTGCTAATGCTTCTCCATATGCGTAACGGCGTAGAGCACAAGGAGCACGATTTCTGCGCCCAGTGTGGCAAGCACGCCCGCCACAAACGGGTTTATGTACATCGGTTATCACCTCCGTTGCGTGACCTCTCTCGGCGTGTTATAATGGCCGAGAAAGGAGGTGTTGTCATGCGTTTGCCCTTGGGTCCTCAACTCAAAAACATTGAGCAGGAATCCGAATTGGAGTTCCGCGAATCCATCCAAAATCAGATGGACGAAGAACGCCGCTTGCGTGAAGAATCAGACGAAAAAGAACATAAATTCACGCTGAAATGGAACCGTATCAATTTAACGGTTGCGCTTATCGGCGTCCTATTTGGAATTGCCGGTTTTGTGGTTGGATTGCTTGCTCTCCTCGCCACGCATTAACATGATCTGATAGACCACGCTGCACGAGCACCAACCAAGCGAAAAAGCCGACAAGCAAAGAGCGATAATCTTTAGCGCCACGCTCTCACCTCATTCCGTAGAGCCGAAGTCCGGCCGCGGCTGAACGATCAGTCGCGGTTCTCCGCTTTCATCGTCACCGTTGTACTGTACGCTGCCGCACTTTACTTCAAGTGTCAGCAAAGGCATTTGACCGCCCTTGTGCTCCAGTTTGTAGCTCATGCAGCCATACCGCATATCTACGCCGTCAACCGACAGCTCTTGACACTTTCCGTCGCGGTAGCTGATCTTGACATTTCGGAATTTCCCCATGTCCTTCTCACCTCCCTTATGCGCCCTTGTCCTCGTGGTCGATACCCAGCAGGTAATCAACCGAACACCCACATAGTGCGGCGATTTTCTCCAACTCGTGGCAAGAGATAAATGAACCGGAAATGTATCTAACGCCCGGCGGAATAGCTGCCTGCAATGAGCGCTCGTTTTCCATGATCCTCTGATGGAATTGTTCGGCTTTGTCGTTCACCTTTCTCACCTCCCTCACGCGCTTTCGCTGTGATCGAAACCGATAAGATAGTCAACAGAGCATCCGAACAGGTTTGCAAGCGCTACAAGCCGCGCGCACGGTACGTCCGTGCGTCCGTCTTGCCAGTTCGAGTAGGTTTTCGTGCTCACGCCGATCTGCTTAACGAGCTCTTCCTTCGTCCAGCCTTTACGGCCTCTCTCTGCTTCAATGTTTGGAAACTTCATTTTATTCACCTCCTGTATTCGCGCTTTGCGAATATCATGGTTATAGTATATTCTCAATTCGCGAATATGTCAAGCGCTTTCAGAAAAATAATTTACGCATTTTGCGAATATTCTTATTGACAGTGCATATATAGCAGCTATATAATATAGGCAAGCAGAAAGGGGTGATGAAATTGATTTTCGACCGCATAAAAGAACTGCGAGAACAGACCGGAATGAGCGCACGAAAGTTCGCGGAAATCATCGGCATAAAGTACACAACGTACTACGGCTACGAAAACGGAACCAGAGAGCCGGGATCGCAAACTGTAACAAAAATATGCAATTATTTCGGCTGTACAGCTGATTACTTGCTCGGTCTTTCAGATGACCCCAAGGGTTATTTTGACGAAAAAGAAACCTCCCCCGCCCCGGCGAAAGCCGAGACGAAGGAGGTAAGCGCAGACCAGATCAGAGCGCTTTTCGTTGCCGCCGGTATCATGCCGGACGGCGTAGACCTGACGGACGAGGATTTACGGTTTCTCCGTTCCGTCGCAAAAGCGGTCTCCGCTTGGTTTGAGCAGCGAGACCAGGGCAGCTAACACCTGCTCTGGCTCGTCGAACGTATTGAGATAGGCTGCGAGCTTTTCGTAATTTGGATATTTCGTTTCCATTTTGGGGTTCCTGCCTTTCTTAATTCTCTGGTTTTATGATACGCCTGCGCGTCGGGCGTATCAACCAAAACCGTCCGCAAGTTTCGACACAATAATACATCGAGCATCTGTTCGATGTAAGCTCCATTATAAGTGAAGCACAAAATGTGTCCGATTTATGGGACTTGATCGGAAATGCCAGCGTCGGCGAGCTTCTTTTTGGAAAACCGCTCCATGATTTTCATAAGGTCGTCCGTGCTGGTGTCACAAGTGCCGGTATAAAAGCCGTTGCCTTCGGCGCAGACCAGCGCTTCTTCGGCAAGCCGGATGAGCTTACCGCGCTGATGTTTGGTAAGCGGAAGCGTGTTGACGTAGTGATAGAGTAATTCAATTCTCTTGCGCGTATCTTCATCGCGTTGAACGTTGATTGCGCAGCATTCATCGTGCCTCATGGTTTTGCTCCTTTCAAGTACGGAACTGTGTCTGGCAAAAAGAATCGCTCAATTCGAACGGTTCTCTTCTCCCAGAAGTCTGTTAATGAAATACTGCTGACCCTTGCCGGTCACTTTCGGCGTTTTGTTTACGCTGATATGGCCGTCGGAGTGCGTGACGCTGGTTTCCTTGACCTCAAACAAGCCTAACTCCATGCTTCGCTGTGTCGGCATATTGTAATCTGTGCCCTGACGGCGTACAAGATAGCCGTTGTCGCGCATCCATGCAAACAGCCGCTTGCCGCCCATGTCCACGCCGTTCTGCTTGATGATCTTTGCAAGGTCGAAAATCAGAATGGACGTATGCGACGCCGCGACGCTGTCCGCGAAAAGAACCTTGGGCGCGTCCTGCTCGATTTTCTCCGAGAGCGTGTGAATGCGCTTGTGTGCGATCTGCAAGGCGCGAGCCATGACTTTTTCCGGGCTGTTCCAGTCGCGTTCCAGCTGCAAGAAATACTGACGCGCCTGCTTGCCCTTGTCGTTGCGCTGAAGCATGCAAAGCTCCTTCGCCATGTCGATGGTGATTTCTGCGTCGTCAACCGTGCGTTTAACTTCGCGGTTACCCTCGAATCGAACTTGCTCATTTTTGAGAAAGTTGAAGTCGCGCCCCTGCTCAAAGCCGTATTCACACATACGCGGGAACCAGTCGCCAAAGCGTGTGCCAACTTCTAGGAAGCCGTGCAGCTCTCGCGCCGATACAGTCGGCTGTTCGTTGTCGTAGTTTACAGTGATAAGTTCGTTCATTCTTAACCCTCGCTTTCCAGTAATTCGTTGATGTCTATACCAAGCGTATCGGCAATCATCTGACCTGTTACGGTCTTGCAGTCGCGTCCGTGCTTGATGCCCGACAAAGTGCTGTAACACACTCCGCTTGCCTGTGACAGCTTTTTAAGTGTCATGCTTCTCTTTGCAAGCTCCGTAATCAGTTTTACACGGTCAATTCTCATTGTCGTTGCCTCCTCTTGGTTGTGAGACAAATAATACTGATAGTTTCACTTTTAATCAAGCGAAAATTTATGCACGCCGTTTTTAACCGTTTTTGACTGCTTTTTACTGGTTTTCGTGGTTTTTTGACGAATTTTATTATCACAGGAACGTATTTTTATTCATTTTATTGTGCAAATTGTACAAGTATTCGTAAAGTAATTCGTAAAGTATTCACAAAAAATCAAGATTGGAGGATGACACCCTATGTACTGTAAGAAATGCGGCGCAAAGATCGAGGATGAAAAGGCGAAGGTATGCCCGCTGTGCGGAACTCCGGTGGAAGAACCTGCTCCCCAGCAGCCACAGCAGCCGCCGAAGGCTAAACCGCAGCCCAAGGCTAAACCGCAGCCGAAGACCGAACCCGTTGTTGTGAACGTCACCAATCAGAACACCAACGTAAATTCGTTTGGAATCCCGCAGAAAAGCAAATGGGTTGCGTTTTTTCTGTGCCTGTTCTTAGGTTTCTTCGGCGTTCACCGATTTTACACCGGAAAGATTGGAACTGGTTTGATCTGGATGTTCACCGGAGGATTTTTCGGTATCGGCTGGCTTTTAGACTTGATCTTTATCCTGACCGGCTCGTATCGTGACAAGAGCGGTTTTCCGCTCAAATAATAAAAAACGCCCGTCGGGGGCAAACCGACGAGCGCTTCAAGGGTAGAAAACTTTGGAACGGGATTTCTACCCTCTTATTATACGACAAAATAGGAGGTTTTGCAACATGAGAAAAGCGAACACATCAGACGGATATTTCCGCGAGACGTTCACGTATCAGGGAAGGCGTTATTCTGTCCGCGCCAAGACAGAACGCGAACTCTGGCGGAAAGTTGACGAGAAAAAGCGCCGCCTTGAAGAAGGTGTAGACGTAGTGAACGAAAACACGAGAGCCGAAAAGTGGTTCACGGACTACATCGAGACTTACAAAAAAACGAAGGTGCAGCCGACCACCTATGCCGACCTGTGCGGTTATCTCAAGAACTATATCGCGCCGGAGATTGGTTCCATGCGGCTGAAAGAGGTTCGCGCCGTGCACTTGCAGCGCATTATGAACAGCGTTGCAGGCCGTTCTGCGTCCATGGCGTGCAAGCTGCGCGATCTTATCAAAGGCGCGTTCCGGCAGGCGCGTATTGACCGTGTGATCGTCTACGACCCCTCGGAGTCACTGGTTATGCCGGAGACCAAAAACGGCACGCACAGGGCAATTACAGCCGACGAGCGCAAGCACATTCTGCACGTTGCCGAGACGCACCGCGCCGGGCTCTGGGTGCTGTTCATGCTGTACACCGGAGCACGCCCGGACGAGACCAGGAAAGCGACATGGGACGATGTTCGCAGAAACGAACAAAAGATCATCCTGCACTCGTCCAAGACGGATTTCGGCGACAGAGCCGTTCCCCTGCATCCGGCGCTTGCTCCTCTGCTGACCGGCGGCGAAGGTTACATCTTCACGCAGCCGACCACCGGCAAGCCGCATACAAAAACGTCTATGCGGCAGATGTGGGAGACCTTCAAACGTGCCGTTGATAAGGACATGGGCGCACGCACTTTCAAAGGCGCGATCATCCCGGAAACGTCTGTCGTAGCCGACGACCTCACGCCCTACTGTCTGCGCCATACATACGCAACCGACTTGCAGACCGCAGGCGTTCCGCTGAACATCGCAAAGGAGCTACTTGGCCACAAAGAAATATCCATGACAGCCAAAATATACACTCATCTTTCCGATGAGGCGTTCAACTCTGCCGCTGAAAAAGTGGCCATTTTCGACCGCGCGCAGCGTACCGGCAAAGTGGTGTCTATATAATAAGGTATGCGCCACTGTGTCACTTGCTGTGTCACCAGAAAAAATGAATGCCGAAATCGTAAGCTATAGCTTAACATTTCGCGCATAACACACTGCCTTTTAAGCAGGGTGTCCGGGGTTCGAATCCCCGCTGGATCACCAAAATTAACGCCGTTAAAACTTTGAGTTTTGCGGCGTTTTTTCTATTTCCGCATAACTATTTTGTTGGAAAAGTTAATTTCGCATTTTTCGTTCATGTCAAGCGAATACCGGTTTTTACGGTTTTTTGCGGGTGTAGGGTGTGTCACCTACTGTGTCACCTGCACAAGCAAAAAAGAGAGGGCGGAGCCCCCTCTTTTCGTCAATGCTTCACGACATATTTGTAATATGCCGCTTCCTTATCCTTTACTGCGTCCTTGTCGTTCAGCCAAAAAGCGCAGGCTGAGTCTGCATAAAAATCGATACTGCGCATACCGTGCTTCTCATTCACGGCGCAGCGATCGGAGTATTCGGCATTCATTGCAACCCAGAATTCAACCGGGTCACAGTCAAGGCCGCGCTGCTGCATTACCTGCTTGCACTGTTCGAAAGTCCAGTGTGGGCCGGTCGTGCCGTCAGCATTCTGCATGCTGTGCAGCCATTCCTCCGCCATGCTCTTAGTCATGCGTCCTGCGTTTGCGCTTGCTGCATACCCCATAGAGCGCTCAGAGCCGCGCGTCTTGTCCCCTACGAACGAGGTATCACCCATATAAGCGTCATCATCGCGAAAGCCAATAGGGCGCATCTCATCCTCGTAATCGGGGTACTCGTCATACCTCGGCCATGCGACACTGTTCTTGGGCGCAAAGCGTCCGTCAGAATAGCGGCGGTAACTACGCATTTCCGGTTCGCCGCCGTGAATGCGCTCGTCATAGTAATCATACGGCTCCATGTTGCCGTAATGATACCGCACGCCGTAATGGTGACGATCTTCGGGATACATCTTGCGAATTCTCCACTCTTCCGGGGATGCATTCTCTTTGCGGCCTCGCTGCATCAGCAGCATCATTGTTCCCCTTCTCATACTGTCACCGCCGTTCCGTTAATCGAGCGCAGCGCGTCAGAGTGCGAGCAGCAGGAATTTCCGAGCATTCGGAAACTGCCGCCGGTTGCCGAAGTGACAACGCGACACAGGTATTTGTGACGGGTGTCCAGATTAAACACGGTAGCCGCCGCGCCGTTGCATTTTAAGAGCGGATACGTTACCGTGCCGTCGCCGATCGTGATGACCACCGGCGCGCCGATGATCGTCGTACTCGGGATGTTCTGCGCGATGACGATACCGTATACGCAGCCGTTCTGGTAATCTCCCGCCGGAATATTTACCGTCAGTACGCCGCTTGCGTAGGTCACGCTCTGTGAGATACGCAGGTTCGGACAAAGTTTCTGTACAGGCTTGCAAGCCATAACTGTTCCCTCCTGTCAAAGGCAGGGGGATTGCTCCCCCTCCTGAATATCGTATCTCAGCAGCCGCAGGTGTTGCAGCCGCAACCGGAAAAACGCAGAGCGTTTACAAGGTAATTGTTCTGTGCCTCCTGCGAAGCCGCGAACTTCAAGGCCTGATTCTCGTTCTGGAGCGCCGCGATCTTCTCCTGCTGACGGGTGTTCTCCATCTGGTCGAGGCGTGCGATAATGCGGTCGGTGTCGTTGTGCGCCGTCTGGATAATGTCGCGTGCGTTGGTAGCGGCATTGTAGTTGATGTCGCAGAAACCGCGTTCCATCTGTCTCTGGGTGTCGCAGCAGCAGCCGGACATCTGCGTGCCGAGTGCCGTCAGACCGGCGGTCACGCCGTTAAAACCGGTGTTCATGTTCTGAACCGTGTTGTTTGCAAGCTGTGCCGTCTGGTAGCCGAGCTGACAAATCGCGTTGTCTACGCCGTGGAAGCCGTTAGACACATTGTTGCCGAGCGTGTTGAAGCCGGTGAGCATGCCGTTGTTCGTGCTGTAAAAGCCGTCGCACAGGCCGTTCTGAATGCCGAGAACGGAACGAGACAGGTTGTTGAAGTTGAACTCGCTGCACAGGTCGCTGCGCGTTACCGCGCCCTGATAGCCCGCGCCGTTGTTGCCGCCGAAGCCCCAGCCGTTGCCGCCGAAGATCAGCGCGATGATCAGAAACGCAAAAATCCACGAGCCGTTGCCGCCCCACATGCCGTCATTGCCGCCGCCGTTGTTGTTGCTGTCCTGCCCCAGTGCATAACCCAGAGCCATCGAATCGTCACTCATAGTGTAATTCTCCTTTTCAGTTATATTTGATCGGAACCGTACGCTTTCCGAACATGACAAATTCATGCCGGATTTTTCTTCAAGATTCCGTAACTGAAAAGGGAACCGTAAAAAATCGTCTGTTTTTTTACAGTTTCGTATTTACTTGATCTTCATGCCGAACTGCTGCGCAAACTGTTCGAGGTCAATCCCCCGTTCTTTGGCGATGTTCATCGCCATCTGCCGCAGTGCGTCCGGACTTTTCCCCTGCATACTCTGCATAAGCTGACCGACCATCGGATTGTTTCCCGTCATCTGGTTCAGCATCGTCATAGGGTTTCCGCCGTTCCGCATCAGCTGCAAAACCTGCATCATCGGGTTATTCATTCTTTGCACCTCCCAGTTGGTCGCACAGGGCGTTAAATCGCCGTGTCAGCTCGTCAAACTCGCCTCGCGGAACATAATCCGTCTGCACTTTCGGCGCGTCCTGCACGCGGCTGTATGCCGCGAAATCCGCGCAGCCGGTTTGCAGATTGAGCTGCTTTGTGTAGATGTATCCGTGTGCCGTGTCCGGCATAATGGTTAAAGCGCCCGAAAAGTCGGTCTGAACCGCTCTTGCCTCCTCGACGCTTGCCACCGGACGCACAATATGTTGTGGATACTGCGGCATTTGTACATTCTGTTGTGAATACTGCTGTGGATACTGTGGATAACCGTAAGCCATTATCCGTGCACCTCCGTTTCGTGAAGGGAGCGCTCCTTGTAGGCAAGGTACTCGTCGAGATACTTTGTGTTCCCCGCCTCGCGGTAGTCCTCAGCAATGCGCCGCGCACACTGCTTGTCGTAGCCGATACGTTCCAGTCTTTGTTCGTAGCTCATGCTTTATCGCCCCTCTCTATGCGTCTATTATAGCGCATCGGAAGCGCGAAAACCTGTCACAAAACTTTCAGTATTTTCCGTTTGATATTCCGCAGCCGCCGGTAAACCGTTGCCTCGCTCATATGCAGCGTGTCCGCAATCTGAACAACAGAACGCGCCGTAACTCGTAGATCGAATACGGCGCGTTCCTCATCCGTAAAATTGCACTCGCGCCGGAAATAGTCGCATTCCGGCTTGGTGAACTCTTTTTTGAGGTTCATGCGGTTTACCCCTTCCGCTTGATCTTAACTCCCTTGGTCTTACCGTTTTTCTTCTTCCGTACCGCTACGCTCGCCATTATACACACCTCCCGTGTTATCTCCGGCGACATAATTTGCATAACCACCGTTATCCCCGTTCTCCACGACTACCGTATCGAACTGGCTCCACTGCCATACGTGATAGATGTTCGTTGCCGCCAGCAGCAGAATAAGCACCAGTACAAGCGCTTTCATAAATTTCAGCTGACTTTTCAGCAGCGACAGTACATCACCTGCCAGAATTTCGTTTTTCTCGTTCATGGTATCCTCCCTCTTGGGTATGTTATACCGTCTTGTTTTTAACCGTACAGATGTGCACGGTCGTTGATAACGAGCACACGCATCAGCTCTTCAGTAAGACCCAGCTTGCCGTTTTCATCGCCCTGCAAAAAGCCCTTGTTCACAAGCCGCTGCACCGTGTCTTTCGCCCATGTCGGGCAGTCCTGCACGCGGTCATAAACCTTTGCGTTTGCTTTTTTGATTTCTTCCTGCGCGATTTTGCGCGTCTGCGCTTCCGTCATATCTTCAACCTCTTTCTCTGTCAGCATGGTTTTGAATTTCTGCCACAACTGCGGATTGCGTACCCACGGTTCGGGGCATTCCTTATGCGTCACATCATAGTGACGGCACACGCGCGATACCGGCACATGGTACTTTGCCATCAGCTCACGGGTCAGCTTTGCGGCGCGCTTCATGGTTTCCTCCGGGATAACGTACACGCCGTTTCGGATAACGCTACACATTTCAATTCCAATAGAATTTGCGTTGCGGCAGTCGTTGTAGTAACTGCCGCCGCGTTCCCTGCCGCAATGCCACGCCGTGTCGCTGTCCTTTACGCTCTGGTAAATCTCGTTCGGGTCTACAAAGTAGTGAGCCGACGCTTCCACTACTTCGCGTGCGAAATAATCCGCGTTATTCTGCGCGGTATCGCCGTTGTTCGCGGTAAAGTGCAGGCAAATCCAGTTGATCGGGAACTCTCTGCCCTTGCGGTAGTTACTGGGATTACAGCCCTTAAAAGTGATTTTCATTTTTCCTCATCTCCGATTTTGTCCACCGCGTCCTTTGCGGCAGAAAGTGCCTTTTGCAGCCACGCCGGAACGGGTGCACCGAGGGAAACCGCGTTCTCCACGATACTGCCGAGTTCCGTCAGCGTGTACCATACGACAACGAGAGGGCAGAACAGCACAGTGTATTCAAACGGCAGTGTGACCATGGGCAGATGCCCCACAATCGTTCCGACAAGCAAATCTGCACCGCCTGCAACCGCTACAATAGCAATCTGTGCAACCTTGCGCGTAATGCCCTTCCATGCAATCTTTTTGTTCCATGCACCCGCCTGCATTGCCGCCGCCGTGCCCGTCAGGTAGTCCGCCGCCATCGCGACAACAAACAGCACTACAAGCCAACCGAACCACCCCCACAGGGCGGTAAGGACGGCAACGCAAGCGGTAACAGCCGTCTTAAAATTGTTTACATTATCCATGCTTTTCTCTCTTTCTGTTGTACTTCTGCGTGAGATACAGCTCCGTAATCCTGCATTTGCGCACCGCCTCGCGGATTTCTGCAAAGTCCTCACGCTGTCTGATGTGCTTCGGAAAAAACTCATCGACGATCATGTTCGGTGCAGCGGTGTTTTCTGCGCCCTTCATGCTACACCTCCTGCTTCAGCATTTCGGTCAGCGTGTTGTACTCGCTTTCGGTGAGCTTGCCTGCTGCAAAAAAGATGTCGATCTTGTCTGCAAGGCCGTCGGTCTGGTTCTTCTCGATCATGCGCTTCAAAGTACGAAATAACATTGTGTTTGCTCCTTTCATTCGTTGAGACCCAGTTCAAGCAGGGTCAGTCTGTATTCGTGGTCTACGATCATAGCGTTTGTGTCGTCCTCTGCGGTTGGCTCAGGTTTAGGCAACGCCGCCTTATCCGCCTCGATTTCCTCAGCAGTGCGCTCGACCAGAACGCCGTCTACGAGCTTATAGCGCGGAACCGCACCGTCGTAGAGCGGCTTTGCGCAATAGTGGCTTTGCGCGAGCGAAAATCTATCGCCGCTGCCTTCATCAATTTTTATCCAACCGGTGAGATCAGCCGGGAGGGAATACTCTCCTTCCAACCGCAGCACACGGCTTTCACTGTCCAGAAGGACGTAAACACGGGATTTAGGGTTCATGGTGTGTCACCTCCTTATAGGTCGGCGGAAATAAAGGCATATCCAGCGGGTGCGTTATCAGAACGCTGCAAGAAACAGTAATAGCCTTGATCGGTTGCGTTAAAAGACACGAGAATAGCTGCTTTTGTTCTACCAACATCTAAAGGTGATATAGCTGTTACAAAAAATGCAGTAGTTCCACCAGAAATAGATCGTGCGATAACTCGATAGTTACTTACATCGTTAAAATTGATTGCTGGTACTGTACGTTTCCTTGCATAAGGGAGAATGAATACTGCACTTGTAGCACCAGAAGGAACAAACGTAGAGTTTGTGATTGCGGGTGTATCTGCACTCTCAACCTTCTCTGCATAGTACGTGCACCTTCTCAGCTGCTCCCCGAAATCAGGGATTTCATTCAGAACCCAAACGCCGTTTTCCTGGTGGGCTAAGGTTTGGGTGGTGCCAAGTTCGAGCTTGGCGGCGAGAAGCTTGATTTTGCAACCCTTTGGAATATACATTTGCGCAGGGATTTCCAGATTGGTTGGCGCTGATATGCTGCCAGATGCTACACACAATTTGCTAACATCACCAGACATGATTGCTTGCGCATAATAGTTTCCGGGGATTGTGTAGCCGAGGCCTCCAGGAGCGCCGGATTGCTCTAAAATGGTATACATCACAGACCAGGTGAGGGTATTCCCAGCCAACTCTCGCAGCAAATCACTTTCAAAAAATTGCACAAGTGTAAGTGCATTGGCGGTTGCATCGAGTATCAATCCGTCCGACCCCGCCGAAATTACCCCGATGTCCAGTTGCATTTTCCACCTATCCACCGTATAACCAGCCGCCGTATACTCCGTCTTCCCCCTCTGGTTCACCGGTCTGCCGAAGTACCAGTTGTCGAGCAGGTTGGGGTTTGTGATGTATTTGACGGCATCAGAAATCAGCGTTGAATCCTCAGCGCTAACCGGAATGGTATCGCCTCGGATTTCGAGCTTCTTCCTCAGTTCAGCAAGCGTAGATGCACCGGAGATAAGTTGCGCTGCTCTCAGCGCTGCGTCGATTTCCTCGCCGCTAAACTGTGATGTATAAGTATCAGGCATTACACAACCACCTTTCTTGTGAATTTCTCATTAAAACCTTTGCCGTCACGGGTGACAAAGCGTCCGGCAGAGCTTGCACGGTATACACGGTAATAGATGAGCACGCAGCCGGGCGCACCGTCGCCGCCGGAAGAGCCGGAACCACCGCTGCCGCCTTTTCCCAAAAGAGAAATACTTTCACCGTGATCCCATGTCATAGACATATTGGTTGCTCCTGTGCCGCCCCCGCCGCCTCCTCCGTTTCCGCCGTTTCCACCAGAACCATACGAGGTTTGAATTTTTGGGGGTGCTGCATTTGCACCTGCGCCACCGTCGCCGGTCGTATAATAGCGTATATTATCTCCTTCGAGCGACGCTAAACCATTGCCACCATTTCGACCGACCGCAGCGCCTCCACCAGTACCGCCGTAGCACCACGCATTTTGATTTCGAGTAATATTTCGGTCTGCCTCGCCGCAGTACCATACAATTCCGTCTTGGTCTATAATATTGAATTCATCAATATCAAGCGGAGAACTAACTTGCGTTATTTTTCCGCCAGACCCTTTTCCTCCACTCACGCCATCCACACCATCTACGCAATATTTAAGTCCTGATATTGGATCTATATATCCGTTGTTTGTCGGTTGTGACCCGTTTGCAGAAGAAAAATCTCCGAATATTGTATTGCCTCCCAGCATTCCACTTGCACTATCCTGCGATGCTCCCAAACCGCCAGACCCAATTGTGCAAGCAATCTGCATTCCCGGAACTAATTTTAATTCAGTAATAAATACATTTCCGCGTTCTCCTTTTCGACCCGCCTCTCCACCGTTTCCTCCATAAGCGGCAGAATACCATAAAATGGTTCCTGAACTGCTTCGAATTGGTGTGTAATGTCCACTTCTTGATTGATTATTTCCGTCCTCGCCGTTCTTACCCTTTGTACCTCCCTGCCCTCCACCAATCAGCACAATTCGCGCTGAGGTCACGTTTTCCGGCACAGTCCAAGTGCCGTTCTGCGTCAGAACTTCCACCGTGTCGTAGTATTCCTGCTCGCCTACATCCGTAGGTCTATACCCTACGAGCACGCTTTCCTGCGATGCCAGTTTGCTGGACAACGTAATATCCGAGCTTTCAATACAGCCCGTTACCGTGCCGCCGTAGGGGTGTGCAATCTTCACTACATCACCGGGGGTTTCACGCTTGGTTGCGATTTTGTAATTGATACGTTCGTTGTGGCTGTAATACTCGGCAAGGCGTTCTGCGACTGCCGTTGCGTTTACAAGGGATACAAGCGTTGCGTTTTCGACCTTAACCGTGTTATCCGACTGCGTTACCAAATCGCGAGTTTTCGGCTTTATCTGCTCGACAACCTGACGGGTAACGTGCGTGTATTTCTTGCCCGTCAAAGTGCCCGAACCTGCGGATACGGTTGCCCAGTTTGCGCCGGACGCAAGGATACTGAAGCCTGTTGCTGCGAGGTCATAGCACGGCTCACTGAACGTGATTTTGTCGCCTGCCGACGTTGTGCCCTTGAAAAGCTCTGTCGTTTCTGTTGCGCTCTGCGAATAGGCGTGTTCGGTTACGATTACCTCGGTAACAGGCGTTGCGTAATCAACCGTACCGCTTGCGTAGATTTCGCCTGCGTCGATTGCGCTTGCTTCGCCGCTCCACAGACCTTCAATGCGAATTGCACCGTCAAAGTCAACCTTGAACGTTGCACCAATCGCGAAAAGCACCTGCGTGAGGTTTTCACGCCGTGTTGCGATAGGAAGCCAACCGTAGAGCTTGATGTTCTGCAAGTTCGTTTTGACGTAAACCGTCAGCGGACTGCAAATGTCCTCGCAGACTTCCTTTACCGTCTCGCCTGTGTAAATGCCGCCGTCATGGTAGGTCTCATCAAGCAGACCGACAGTCGAAGTGCAGGCGAAATGATAGGTGTTGATGGACGTTCGACTGACCTTCTGCACATAGTAGATTCCCATTTGTTCATCATCATGGAAGAAGGTCAAAGGCGTGTTGCGGATGAAATCGGTGAGGGTGGTATCCTCGCTGTCGATGTCAAAGCCGAATGTGTCAATTTCCTGCGACGCAGCAATCAGGGAACGCGCTTGATACAAGTTCCCCGATGTAACGTCTGTCGCCGAAAATTCTTTGTCCAGGTAAATGATTTTGTTTGTTCCCATGTGTCACGTCCTCTGCGGTGCCATCGCGATAAACTGGAAGGTCAGACCGTTCCAGTACGACTCTTTGTCTGTCTTTACGATAAGATTGTCCTGTCCGGAGGTCACGTAGGCGTTAAACGTGAGCGTTTTCTGCCCGTAAGGTAAAACTACCTTGTGGCTGTCCTCCGGTGCGCTCAGGACTTCATACAGCGCGTCGTAGTCGGCATATTTACCGACTACGGGCTGAATTGTCATCTCATAGTTATAAAACGTGCCGATAATATCGCGTATCATGCGGCCACTTAAAGCACGTTCCGCGTTCTCGCCATCAAGTACTTGAAAACTGCGCTTCAAGCCGGTGACAAAAACGTTATAGTTTTTTCCGTCTACAGAAAGTAACATTTATGCACCACCTGTCACAAGGTTTACGCCGCGGCGGCGTGTTTCGTTGCTGTTATACGCATTGGTAATGCGCGCGAACTTCGTACCGTCAATATACAGATTGATCGGCGCGTTGTTATTGCCCGTACCGCCGCGCGCGTCCAGAGCTTTATTGAAAGCGTCGATCATGGTAGACAACGGAGTTTCGACGTTCACGCCGCTCCTCTGGTCGCCCAGCAGCGCAAGAAACTGATTGTTCGGCGAGATTACCGCGCCGTTTGCCAGTGCCGGAACGTTCAGCGTCGGCATAGAAGCGTTAAGCGCAAAGGTGCTTGTTCCAGAGAACGCGCCGATAAGCGAGGAAATGCCGCTGCCGATACCGTTTCCGACCTTTCCGATGAGGCCAATAACATATGCGAGCGCGTCGCCAAGCGCGGTAATCGCCTGCGTTGCGAGCTCGATTGCACCGATTACCGCAGAGCCGATAAAGCTGATGATCGGCTTTACAACCGCCCAAATCTGCTGTAATACGGGGGCGAGCGCTTCGCATACCTTTGCAATGGCCTGCAATGCCGCCGTGAGCAGGTCAAGCACCGCCGGGGCAGCCTTTTCGATAGTCCACTTGCCGAGCGGTAGGAGGACGTTCTCATACGCCCACGACAGGCCGTTCATGATAATATCTACAAGCGGTTCAATCGCCGCCCACAGATTGCGGAACGCCGTCATTAGCGGTTCAAAGTTGAGTCCGCTTGCCCAGTTCGCCGTGGCCTGCGACATTCTGTCAATGCCTGCAAGCACATCGTCAATGATTTTAAGGATGCTTGTCCAAATCGCGACGCCGTTACCGTTGTACTCCCATGCGGATTGCAGGTTTTCAGCAATGGACTTAATCGCGGTGATAATGTTCGTGATGATCGAGAGGATGTGCGCAAAGATACTTTGTCCCAGTCCGCCCTGCGTCCACGCCGTGATAAACGCCTGTCCGATGGAGTTAATAAGGTTCACGACCGCCGTAATCATCTGCATCAGCGCGCTCAACAGTCGCTCGCCTGCATTGCCGTCGTTCCACGCAGTGATAAAAGCCTGTCCGATTGCCGTAACAGCTTGAACAACGGTATTGATGAGGTTCATAATGCTTTGCAGCATTTGCTCTCCTACGTTGCCGGTATTCCATGCGTTCGTAAACGCGGTTGCAATCGAGGCAATCAGCTCGAGTATCATTTGCAGCAGGAATTGCAGATTGTTCAGTGTTTCAACGCCCGTTCCATTGTTCCAGACGTTCATAAACGACTGACCGATAGACGTTACCATGTCTCTCAGCGCAGAAAGAGCTTTCTTTGCGCTGTCAATGGTCTGCTGTCCGTACTGCGCCCACGATTCCTGAAACGTTTTCCAGAAATCCGTGATCCACTGCGGCATCTGGTTTTCCGCCGCGGAAAAATCGGTATCAAACTTCGGCGCGCTCGGGTCCTCGGTCTTGTTCGTGAGCTTCTGCACTGTATCAAACGACGCAAGAGCCTTTTCAGCTTTCTTTGTCGCCTTTGTGGTGTCGTTTGTTGCGTCTACCTGTTCCTCAAGCGCTTTAGCGTTGTCCTGCGCTTTCTGCGCCGTCGTTCCGAACACCGAGGCGGTAAACTGTGCCATCTGCGCCGTTACCTGTGCAAGCGCCTGCATTAACTTGTTCAGCCATGGCAAAATCGCCTCGTAGATCGGCTGAAAAGCCGTTAACAGATTGCTTTTTACTTGACCGAAAGACTTTGCAAACGTCTTGTTGGCAAGAAGTGCGCTGCCCAGACGGTTTGTCAATGCCGTCAGCGCTTTGGAAATCAAATTGAAAAAGAGCGCACCGGCAACAATGGATTTCAGGCGAGTACCGAAAGAATGAACGACGTTACCTGCCTTTTTCATCGAATTCGCTGAAGACTTGCCGAAGCTCGAAAACTTTGCTTTGAGTTTGTCTACTGCCTTGCCGAGAGCGTTTCCGATGGAGTCTTTGAGCTTGCCGAACGTTGTTTTAACACCGTTACCGAGCTCAGAAAGCGCGCGCTTAACCTTCGCAAATTTCGAGGTTGTCTGATTTGCGAAATCGCCCATTGCAGCTTTGGCCTGCGCAAACCCTGCCTGCATGGTCTCAAGTTTCGCCTGCTCATTGCTGAGACTGGATGCGATGTTCTGCCCTTCAGGGCTCATACGCGACGCTTCGGAAGCCTCTGCAAGTTGCTGCTTGAGCATTGCCGCCTTGTCGTCTGCGTTTCGCAGCGCTTCGGCGAGCTTGTCGGACTCAGCTACAAGGTTGTTCAGTTTTTGCGCCGACTCCGAAAATTCCTCCTGCGGAATTTCGCCCGTTGCCGCCTGCTTGAGTTTTGTATTATAGTCAGCCTGTGCCTTGACGATTTCCGCGTTAACTTCCTCAAGTCGCCCGGATAACCGTTCTGCCTCTTTGGATGTAGCGGCAAGGTCGGCTTTCATCTTCAAGCCTTTCGTACCGCCAGCGGCGACCTTTTTCCACTGCGCGGCGAGCTTGTTCACCTTCGCGGTTTGCTTGTCGATGGCGGCTGACTGCTTTTCAATGTCTTTCGACATCTGTTCAAGCTGTTTCTTTGCCTGCTCGTCACTGATTGTTGCTTCAATTCGGATAGAGCCGTCCGCCATTTATTCACCGCCTTTCTATTTGATCTGCGCCCAGAATGCGTCTACTACTTCCTTCTCTTCCTCAGAAAGTGCAGGCGTGGGCGTAAGATTACGTTTGAGTCGTTCGTAGTCCTGCCGCTGCTTGCCCTTCATCTTGCTTGTGTCCGTGCCTCTGATCTGGATTGCATGAGAGATAGCAGAGTCCTCGTCAAGGCTTTCCATCATCGCCATAAATTCAAACCAGTGCAAATTGATCTTGTGCAGTTCAATCCCGAACGTCTGCCGGAACGACGCATACAGCCGTGCGGCGTCATAGTCGAACCACAGCAGCCGTTTACCGCCCGGTTCGATTTCTTTGTCGTCCCCGCATTGAATGAACCACTGTAGGCCTTCTATAGCCACGTCAAGGGGCGGCATCCCTGCTCCGAAAAGCAGGGACAGCGCCACCATTACGCGGTCATTCTCGTTCAGCTCCGGGTCATCGAGCGCAAGGGAAATCTGAATGCCGATGCGGTAATCCGTGCGGATGAGATAGCCCTTGTAATCGCTCGGCAGGCGGTCGAGCAGCATGTTAAACACTGCCGACACGCTCCGAACTGTACTTGTTCATGTTCGCTACGCGCTTCTGTGCGTGCGCGTCTACGATCGGGACGAGCTGAGAAAAAAAGTCTAAGAACTGGTCAGAGGACGGAAGCACCGCGCCGAAAACCTTCTTGCAGGTATTCTCGCCGATGAGCGCGTCCGTTTTGTCGCGAATTTCCTTGTCAAATTCAACAACGGCGTCAATCGCGCCCATAACGTCGTCGTCCTTTGCGGAAATGGCATCTGCCTTATCCTTGAGCTCGTTCAGCAGTTTGAAAAAGCCCTGAATAAAGCTGTCGTCCGAGAGGGGAAGCGAAATTGTTTCCCCTGCATCGTTTACCTCGATGATCTGAACGCCACTGTTTACGCGGATACTTTCCATTTCTTATTTCCTCCTTAAACTGCTACGTCAGCAGTGAATACCGGCGCGCCATCGGTGATCTTTACGGTACCGGGGATGGGGTCGCCGACATAGTTGATCGTGAATTCCTGCGTCGGGGTTGCGTCGCCATCGCCGCCGTAGCTGTCGAGTTGAATAGCGACCTCCTGCACCTCTGCAACGTAAGTTGCGCTAGCGCCATCTCCGGTAACGTCCCACAGGTCGACATTCAGCATCCATGCGTGCGCATCGGCCAGAATTGCGCGTGCGCGGCGCTTCTTGGTGATGAACGTGTATACCGGGTCGCCCTTTGTGCACTGCTGCGATACGGACATATTCGGCTGATAGCCGGTCAGCTCCGTAGTCGCAGAGGACGAAATAATATCCTGCTCAGTCTCGGTCTGTGCGCCGAAATCAATAGCAGCACTCGTTACGTTCTTGCCTACGCGCGCCCAATTTGCGGCGGAATACTCGCCCATCTTGTCGGAAGTATCCAGAAAGTGTGCGATAAGGGAACGTTTTACCTTTTCAGTAGTTGCCATTTGTTACACCTCTACTTCATATTTCATGGTCATGAGAATTTGATAATCCTCGGTTAAATCTTCATAGCGTGCTACAAGAGCCGCCGGAGTAATGCGCTCGACATCCGTTACCGTCATGCCCTCCCCCAGTTCGGGGGGGTGTTCTTCTGCCCATGCGCCCACTTCATTCAGCAGCGTTTCCGCATCGAGACGTTCGCCGCTGCTTGTCGGCAGAGCACGGTACATAATGCCGAATTGGTATTGCGCGGAATAACTTCCATCCACGTACTGAGCTGTTTTGAAAGCGCCTGAAACAGATGTGAGCATCATTCCAGAGTGCTCAGGGGGAAGATATTCAAACTCGATATCAGGGACATGCCCTTGTAGCCATAAAAGAACGGCGCGTGAGACTGTATCTTGCTCACGCACCGTTAATACATTTACCTTTTCAGCCATCGCCCAGTATCTTTCGCACTCCTTCCCTCCAGTGTTCCTCGTTCACCGCGCGGCTTGCCTCAAACCAGTGCGATTGTGCGTGTTTGTGCATCGCCTTACTGTATTTAAGGTCGCGCTCGGTCAACACCTTACGCACGCCCTTAGGCGCGAACGTGCTTCCTGTAGCCGGGTCAATCATCACCTTGCCGTAATACTGAAAACGTGCATACGGCGAGGCATACACGATGGTATGCCCATGCCGCTGTACGTTCATTGCCAGTACACCGGTTCGCGCCGGAACAAACGGGTCGGTGTCCTTGATGATCTCCTCAACAAGCCACGCGTTCGCCTTTTCCACGCGCCTATCAAGCACGTTGTTGGGCAGGTGCAGCTTCATAGAGTAGCGTATCATCGGCCGCCCACCTCCAAATGCTGCAATCCGCCGTAATCATACAGAGAGACGCTTGTAACGCGGTATGTCTCGTACTTCTCACGGCATTTCTGGTAACTGCCTGCATCCGGCACATCGCCGCGCGCAAAATAGTCCTTTTCAGGGCTGATGATCTGCGTAAACGGTAAAGGGATATGCAGCGTTACACTGTCTGCGCTGTTCTGTGCGGTTTTCGTTACGCTCGTGCCTCTGGTGCTTTCAAGCAAAACGCCCGTCAGAACAGTTCGGCCAGACGGCTGAAACAACGTTACAGTGTGGGGCAGTCGCATCCGCAGCACCTCCCACCTCGGTACAGCATTCCGGTATTTGCAAGATACATTTCCGCAGCAGCTTTGAGCTGTGCCTTTGCCTCCTGCATTGCCTCCGTGCCGCTGCGATAGCTTACAGACCAAGAGCCAACGCTCTCGCTCTGTTTCTCCTGCTCGGCAGATGCCGCGCGAGTTTGGAGCGTATCAATCACTTGATACTGCTCCGCGACCGCACAGCACGCCATCTTTGCAGGCTCGCTATCGTCAATTCTTCCGCGCGTAAGATAGGTAAGATATGCTACTGCGCGGCTTTCAAGGCGCGGAAACTCATCCTCGGCAATCTGGTTGCCGAGGTACGTATCCTTGTAATATGCATAATCTACCATTTGCGTTTGCTCCTTACGAAAGGGTTACGGATGCGGTGCCGCTCTTGCTTGCGTCCTGCTTCGACTCAGCAGTTACCGTGAGGCTCGATGCAGTCTCCGCCTTGTCAACGGTCAGCAGGCCGTCTTCGGTGATCTTGGTGTTAGCCTTTGCGCCGCCGGAAACACTCCACGATACGCTGTCGGAAACAATGCCGTTGCCGGTTACAGTCGCAGTAAACAGCTTGGAACCGCCCGCCGCAAGGCTTGCAGTCGCCGGAGTTACCTTTACAGTGGAAACAGTGCCGCCGTTGCCGTAAACGGAGAACGGGAACGGGTTTTCCATGTCCGCATTAAATGCAGTTACCGGGTTTGCGATCTCCCAGCCGAGGCGCATAACCGCGCGCAGCGCAACCATGTCATTCTGCATGAGGTTGTACTGGATTGCCTTGGTAGACGGGTCCTGAATAACGCCCTCGGTGAAAATCTTGAACGTGATGTCCTGACGGATGGCGTAAACGAGCTGCGACCAGTCGCCGACAATCATCTTTGCGAGCGTCGGGTCAAACGCGCCGTTATTCGGGAAATACATATCCATGCCGTCCAGAGCGTAGCGAGACGCGCCCTGCATGTCAGTCTTAAAAATCGGCTGACCGGTGGTATCTACCAGACCGCGCAGCTTGCCGCGCATCTGTACGGCGGATACAACGCCGTTCGGGCTGTAGCCGTCCAGTTCAACCTTTGCGATCAGGCCGTTCTCTCCCATGATGTCGCCGAAAGTGTCGGTAGAGGTCGGAACGCCGTTGCCTGCTGCAATCGCAGACGGGACAACGCCATCACGCCACGTGGTCGGCTTGTCAGCGCCGAACAGGATTGCGGCGTCAATCTTCTTGCCGAACGCCTCGACCAGACGCGGACGGACTTCACCCCAGATGTCGTAATCGGAGTCATCGAGCACCGCCTCCGGGATGGGGACGATTACCGCGATTTCCTCGGCGTAAAGCTTCTTCTTGTCCCATGCCATCTTGGTAGTCTGCTTGTACGCTGCGGAGTCAGCCGCGCCAGTGCCGGAAACCTCGCCGTTTACCCAGTAAGCGGTCGGCAGCATATCCAGAACGTTCATGGTCTGGGTCTTGCTGGTCATGTTCGGCAGGCGGCGAGCCATACGCAGCACTGCCGACTCTGCAACAGCGCCCTGAAGGATTTCACGAGTTACCGGCTCCGGGATGAGGCCGGAAAGGGAATTGCGGTCAATTACGTTATTTGCCATTGTTAAAAGCTCCTTTTCTTACTTGATCGCCCCACGAATAAGCGCGTTCATCGCTGCATTGGGGGCGTTTTTCTGGTTGCCATCGCCAACAGGCGCAGTCCAATCAAACGAGGTTCGCGGCCGACGTTCCTGCGCGATTGCATCCACAGCCTGTTCAAAGGTGGTCTTGTCATCTACCATCTTCGCAGCCTTGAACGCGATAAATTCCGCCTCGTCGCCGGTAAACCCCTTGGACGAAACGTATTTTTCATGCTCAAGCTGTTCGATCTTCGCGTTCGCCGTCGAAAGGTTGCTTACTGCGGTGTCGCGCTCCTTGGTGATGTTGTTCATTCTGTCCTGCTCGGTCTGCTGACTGTCTTTCCACGTGCGGAATGCGTTCAGCTCTTCCTCGCTGGGCATCTTCTTCCGTTCACGGTCAAGGCGAGACTGGATCATCTTGTCTACATCTGCCTGTGTAAACGTCTTTTCCTGCTGTGCAGCAGTGTTGTTCTCCGCGCTCTGCGCGTTGGTGTTGGGAGTGTTGTTCTCCATGGTAATCTCCTTGTTTAACGTCCTGTCGGACAATTTGGCAATAAAAAAGCACCGTGTTTCCACGATGCCAATTATTCAATTACTTTCATGCGGTTGGTCTGCGTCGGCAGGCTCGCCGCCCGGCTGAATTCGCGATATTCTTTCTTCAATCGGCGAATGCGGATGCCTGTTTGCTCTTCCTTACCCGTCATTCCTGCGGCGTTGTACGCGGCTCTGCGGCGCTCCAGTTTGCGCACTGTGCGTTCTATCTTGCGCTGCATTTGCGTTGCTTCATAGGCGCTGTACGTGCGCCCCTCGAACTCCACAGGCGGTGGGTCGATGTTCGCAAGCTCGTCGTCTGTGTAGACGCGCTCAGAAACGCCCTCTAAAAACGCATGCCGATGATGCCTACAGTTAGCGCCCTCCAGACCGTCAACAGCACCCAATCCACAAACCTTGTAAATATTCGGGTATTTGCTGCCGTCTTTCGTGCTGTAAACCTTGCCTTGCCATGCCTTGTGGTTCTTCCATCCTGTGCCTTTATCACGCGCGCCGCGATGGGCGGTGATTTCGTACAGGTCAGTTTCCAGTGTTTCCGCAGCTGTTTCCGTATATTTCGAGGTGAGCTGATTTAGCCCCGTGAAAATAGCTCTGCGCGCTGCAACGTCTGCACGGTCTCTATGCCCTGTCGCATAGTCGATCGTGTATATGCCGCTGTCTGCCAGCTCTCTAACTGCATCCTCAAGTGACTGCTGCAACGTAAACGCGCCGGACTGCATTTTCACTTCTGCTTTGTCAAGGGCGGCTTGATACGCCTTTGCAATCGACTGAAATGTAACCTTTCCGTTTGTTTGCAGTGCAAAACCGAGAGAGCGTGTAATGTTGCGGTATCCGTCAAGCGTCTGTGACTGTATCTGCGCGATATCCGCAGCCGTCATCCAGAAAAGCGGTTCAGCAATGCTCGCCTTGCTTGCAAGCTCGTTGTAATACTTCTGGTTGTATTCAACAACACGGTCAAGTGCTTCCTGCACCTGAGGCAGTGTTTCCTTGCTGTGCTTCGCTATCATTTTCTCGATGGTCTCCATGTCGAGGCCTTGCGCACGCAGAGCGCGGATATTGTTCATGGCAGCCTCGTTCAGTTCGCCGGTCAGCTTAAAGCGTGAACATATCTCGCGCAAGATGTCCTTTTCGAGCTCTCGCATTGCAATCGCAATCGGTTCGGGCGCTGCGTCGAGGTATTCCGGTGTGATTGGATACTTCATTCAATCTCATCTTCCCCCTCGTCTGTCATATCCTGCGCTTTAGGCAGCATTTTCTTTGCCGTCTCATCATCTTCGTTGAGCCACTTAGCGCGGAATTCCCAGTCGTTCATAATTCCTGCGTTAAGCAGCTGCATGTCTCGCGTGAAGTCCGTGCTCTTATCCTCGATGATGCTGTCGTCAAAGTCAATGCTGATTTCCACATCTTCATTCAGCCCGGCGTTCATTGCATCATTTCCGAGTCGCAGAATAATGCGACACAGCTCCACAAGTGCCTGCTCAAGGATGATTTCATGCTTCTTGATCGTGCGGAACATGGTGCTGTTTTCGCTGATTACCTGCGTGGCGGTTGCAACGCTTGCGCCGTCGAAGTGATAATAGCTCTCGCCGAAACCTGTCTTGGTTGACAGTAGGTTCAGCTGATCTTGAATGCCTCGGTTGTGCTCGCCGGTTCTCAGCGTCATATCAATCGGCTGAATGATATTGCCATCCTGCGTATCCTCCGGCAGCACATAATATGCGAGCTCGTCCGGGTCGAATACCGGCTCGCCGTCAAGGTAGTTCGTCGCAGCCGGCTTTACCATGATGCGCTTTTTACCGAGCAGGAACTCGTTTACATAGCTGTCATATGCGATATCAACGCCTTTCAGAACGTCAATCGCGTTTGCATAGACCGGAATTCCGAGCGGAATGTAATAGTCAAAGTTGTTCGCGATGTTCAAACGATCAATCACAAACTGCCGTTTGTTCGAACCAGTATGCACAACAGGAGGGATTTTCTCAAACCCCGGCACGTTCGCAAGGCTATCTTCATTCAAACTTTCATTTGTGATTTTGAAAATGCGGTTTTCGATGTCGTAAAAGCCGATTTCATTTCGTTTGTGGATTTGCAGATAGCAGTAATCCTCGCCTTTCACGGTGGTTCTGCTGTCGAACGCACATTCCATGATAACGCCGTTCTGCCATGCCAGAGGGAAAATGTGTTCTACAGTCACATAATCAATCTGAATGCCGTTTGCTGCGCCCGCAATAGGCTGTTCGCCGTCCGACACTGCACCGACAACACGCGGAATGTATGCGACCGTACCCAGTGCAGACTTCATTTCCTGCATCTCGTTCGCCTTTACCTCGAAGTTGTTCTCTTCAAAGATGCGGTCGACGAACGCCTGTTCTTTCTCGCCCTCCAAGGTGATATTCACCTTTTCGTTCATGAGCAGGTTCGCCCAGTCCTCGGCTAACTTCTTCGCCATACCGAGCGTATATCGCTTGCAATGCACGGTTCGGCCGCAGTTCCGCACCTTGTAATGGTGGAATGACTTCACATCACCCACATACCAGCTGCGCCACTCCGCAACCTTACCGTAAAACTCGGGGGCGATTGTGTTATAGCCGAGCTCTTTCAGTTTTTCAATGATCGTCAAGCAATCACTCCCATTCTTCTGTAAACGCGCTCAAGGGCGTATCTCGTGGCGTCAATCAGATGGTTCTTTTCATCTGGATAGCCGCTGATGATCTCGCCGTCCTTGTCGCGCTCATACTCATAGTTCACAAACTCATCATAGGCGTGCGGCGTTCGCTTGCGGTCGATGACAAGTGTCCTGCGCTGTAGCCACTTCATGCCGTACTCGACGCTGCCGGGACCCTTCACGGCCTCTTTGGCAGGCAGTCGCATAGCGCGGTAGTCTGCAACGCTTTTTGGCTCTGCACTGTCGCAGGTGATAAACGTATCATTATAGCCGCGCTCCATGATAATACCGGCGCTTTCCTCGTTACTCAGCTTGTTTTTGTATATCTCATCGATAAAATACACCGTCTCACGCGCTCTGTCGTAGTGGACGCGGATAAAAGCGAACGGGTCGGGGAACCATCCCCAGTCAGCGCCTTGATAGATACGATCGAACGTTGCCACCTCATCATCTGTGATTTCTCGCAGTTCAAGGTTTTCAAAGACATTGCCACCCGTGCCAACCGGAATGCCGAGGTATTCATGCTGATACGCTCGTTCGTTCGTCAGTTTTAGGTGCTCCGCCTCATAAATAAACTGATCGCCTAACCACTCGCGCGGCGCTTCAAGGTACGTGCTGCGGTGGCAGAGACGGTCAGGGCGTTCTTCTAAACTGTCCTTGTTCGCCCAGTTGTCGCGGCTGATCGGAGGGTTATAACTCTCAAAGTTCCAATACTTATCACCGCCGCGCATTGTGGACTGCAAGATCGTTCGGATTTCCGCGCGTCCTGCGAACTGGTCTTTCTCCTCGAAATGCGTAACAGCAATATAACCAAACGGAACCTTGATTGACTTGATCTTCATCGGGTCATCAGCGCCGCGAAACATGATTTTCTGTCCGGTCGGGCGATATATCAGCTCCATCGGCGATACCTTTGCTTCCCAGTAGTCAGCCATACCCAGCTCACCAAGTGCCCATACATACTGTGCGTATACACTATCGCGGATGGTGTTTCCAACCTTGCGTAACACAAGCGCATGCGTTCCGGGGTTGTGGATAAGCAGCAGCGGAACGACAATCGACACAAACGACGATTTCAGCGAGCCACGGCCGCCGCTCTCATCGTAATGCGTGTGACCATGTGCAAACACATCGTGCGCAACGGCGTAAAATGCCGGTCCGATGATCTGCGAGAGCTTCACCTCAGACATCGATAATCACCTTCACGCCTTCGCTTTCGATTTTTTTCTCTACTGTGTCACGCTGTCCGAGGTACTGCTTGCCCAACCAGATAAGCATCTGGATGTTACCGCCACGAGCAGCGTTAAACTGCCAATGGCGCAAGCTGAGCTTCATTTCTGCTACGCCCTTATAGTATGCTTCGGTTACATCGTCGCGGTTACTGAACGTCGATCGTGAAAAGTCCAAAGCCTTTGCAATTTCTTCTTGTGTATTGCCCTCACTTGCAAGCTCTTGCACCGCTTTGAGGTCAATCACTTTCTTTTTCCGTCCCATGTGCTACCTCCTTTCTTTCCCCAAAAGAAAACCGGCTGAGAATCATTTCCCAACCGTTGGACTTTTGAGTTTTGGTGTTTAGGTCGAGGGCGAACGAGCGCCACGAGCGCCAGCAGCGCGACGGCCTACCGCAACACTGCGGCGGCGATTTCTGGTTCTGCCGAAATTGGCAAGCCTGCCGCTACCATAACCAGCACCCACGCTTTACACCTCCTCTCCGTCATTTTTGCTCATCTATGAGCCTGCCCAAGTATTCTTTTGAGCCTTTGCCGATACGCGCAAACCGCAAATTCTCGGTTTTAACCGGTCTTTTCACCGCTCGCGCGAATTCTTTTCCTTCGATATACTTCAAATCGCCGTCAAACTCCAGAGACTCCAAAAATTCCTCTTTCTACGTCTCCCAGCTCATCGAGGCACTCGCTTTCGAGCTGCTCTAATTCAATGTGATCATCTTTTGTTTCCTTAACTTCGTTGTCGTTCCAATATCCCATTACAGCTCACCCCTCCTGAATAACTCCAGTTCCGCCAGCGGGAACCATGTGATGATCTTTTCGTAATCCCTCGGGAAATTCTCCTTGATCGGCTTCAAGAACCGATAATCAATACCATCGAACGTTCTGCCGAACAGCTTATAGTCTACCGGCAGGCGAACACCGCTTGCATCACTTTCGCACTGCTTAACGGCGCGATGTTCTACCGGCTGGAGGCGTAACCCATGTATAACATCATTACCCCTGAGGACTACCGAGCAGCCGAGGCCGTTTTTATGGCCGATCCTCGCGCACTGTGCGAAAACGTTATCATTTCGGAGTGCGACTGCTCTCAGTGCCCGACGCGCGAGCTGTGCGAGGCTCTATGCGCTTATGATAACCGCTAAGCAACATCTAAGCAACATCTAAGCAACATCTAAGCAAAAGCACCTTCCCGAAGCCATCCCGGGGAGGTGCTTTTACTTATGACAATTGGAGGTGCAGCCACGCGGGATTGCACCGCGTATCAACTTTCGGCTGCATGTATACCCCTTTCGGGGTATGTGCGCTTGTCGCCGCGCGAACGTCGGGCTTTCACCGATGGTCTCCCAGCTTCTTTCATGCGGGCATGCTACAAAATAAGACAATATACCACGGAATGTATAAGAGAAGGAGTGTTTCACCTCTCTTTTGTTGATCTTGTTTTTTATCCGCATGTATGCAGCTTTTCGGCTCTCGCGATCCGTTGGCGTGCATCCGCCGTCCTCTCGTTCTGGGCTGTGCGCCGTCGCTCTCCGGCGTGTCACAATTACTATCGGTTTGTTTTCCGGCTGACTGGTTACAGCGGGGCGCGACCCCGGCGGCATCGCCTGCAAGCGTACCGCGCCCGCCGAGCTGTTGCAGCAGCCCCGGCAGGAGTTCGGAAACTGCCCGTCTTTCCGGGCTGTCAAGCATAGCCTTGCCTTGCTGGTGTCCGTCTTTCCGGGCTGTCAGAATAGGAGGCAGCCGTTCCGTAAGCTGCGCCGTTGCGTGTCTTTCCACGCCGTCAGATTATGGGCAGCCTGTCCGGCTGTCTTTTTTGCCCCGCCGCCCTCATGCAGGCTTTGGAGCATGTGCGGCATCTCTGCCGCGTTCCCTTGAACTGTATTCCCGGAAGTCGAATGGCCCGGCGCGTCCTCGTGCAGACGCGGCGGACAGGCTGAGACGGTTTCCCGCCTCATTAGGGAATGCCTTGGGCGAAAGGAAGTGTGAGCCCCGCCGGCCTCGTGCAGCCTTTGGAGCGTGTCCCCCGCCGAAGCAGGGGAGAGAATTAGGAGGACATAACCGGAATTTATCAACCCGTGAATGCCGTGGTTTTGCTCCCTTGGAGCTCTTCCACGATATCAGTATATCACATTATTGCGTATTGTGGGGTATTAACTTATCCACAGCATTCAGCGCCATTCTGTGCATATAGCCTTTCACGTGCGCCTCGCTGTAATGCAGCCGCCGTGCCGCCTGTGCCCACGTCGCGCCGTTCACGTACCGCTCAAGCAGGAGCGTTTGCAGCTCATTATCCCGCATTTCGCCCAGCACGCGCACAATCTCGCCGTATATCTCCGCGAGCTCTTTTTCCTTCTCTGCGATCTTCTCGCCCAATTCGATGTATGGATCCGCCTTGTTCCCCGTGCTCCCTTTTCCGCCCGGCGTGTCCCTTACCGGCGCGGTTGCGCCCGTTGCCCGTGCATAGGCGCGTTTCCGCGCCTCCTGCAAGGCTGTAATCGTTTTTTCCAGTGCGCGCCCGCGCATCAGCCATTCTTTCGACGTCATCGACTTTTTATCTCCTTGGTGCTTCCATCGTGCTTGAAAGCTATCCGTATGCGGTAGCTTTCTGTTCTTTTTGTGCACCTTTCGCCCGGCTCGCATCCCCTCGAATGCCGGTTAACTAATGCGTAGTGGCACGCCCACAGCTTCAGATTTTTATAGTTGCCGAGCGTCCGCCAGTAAGCGCAGTTCCGGCACGGCGTATCACCATAATAAGTAACGCCCGACTTCCTCGCAGTATCGATCATTCATTTTCTCCTCTCCGAGTTCTTTTCTGATTGCCCTTACCACCGCCTCCCACTTGTTCAATGTCTTCCCCTCCCTGTCCGTAATGCCATAGTGCCACACAAGGTAGCGCTTGATTTCTTTCAGATACTCTATCATTTCAGGGCTGTACATTATCCGTCCAGCCACCTGTTTTCCAGTGCACAGAAACCATATACCGCGCCACCGGTCAGAGCAATCCATAATACACCGAACAAGATGATAGCAATATTACCTTGTCTTATAGCAAGGTTTACAATCGCCTGTGGTTCTGTGTCCGTATAAAACCTGTTGTTGTCTGCAATCATATGATCTTTGATTTGCGTATGTATACTGCCAACCATATTTGCGTCCACAACTTCGTAATAATGCCGCACAAGTTTACTGTCATAGATTGTATCGCCCTGTTGGTGCGCTGTAACGGAAAACTTATCCGCCGGGAACGATACGCCCATGAATGTAAATGTTTCTGTGCTTTCTTCCTTCCGGTCAATCTCGTCCCACGTCCAATACACCTCGGTGCGAGTGTATGTGTGCCCCTTTCCGTCCGTAGAGGTTACAACGCGCGTGTGCATGGTATATTGCTCCGTGATTTTGGTCAGCTGCGCATATTCGCCATCTAAATCATCAGCCGAAACGGGTTGTTCGGCAACCAGATTGCCGTAAGCGATGACATTCCCGAAATCGGTATCCAGCGCGTACTGAAACTGCTCATCGTCTGTGATCTGCGTTGCCGTGGTAAATTTCTCGTTTGTCTCAGCGATATGGTCACTGATTTTGCTACCGATCAGAAATCCCAGTGCCACCATAACAAACACGATTGCAACGCTGAACGCAATCTCACGAGGCTTAATCTCCATCGCTGTCACCGAACAGGTTCTGCGGAGCATCTTCCGGTGCGTCGTAGTCCGCATAGGTTGTGTCGATTGCCTGATAGTTCATTACGCGCAGCAGGAAACCAGTTGGGAAAGACCGTACCAGCTTGTTGTATGCCCGTACCTGCTGATTGTAGTTGTTGCGGTACTGTGCGATCTGGTTCTCGGTCAGCGCAAG